TGGACGACATCCAAAAGAGACTAGATGAACAGACCATCCCTGAAGGAGTTTGGGAAGAAACGGATGTTGCTGTGAATACTAGGTCAAATTGGTCGCAACAAGATATTGTGAATACGTATGTACAAGCTGGAGTGGGTGATAACCCATCGCAAAGGATAGGTATTTCTTATGATACAAATTTATCAAACCAAAGTATCAATGTAAGATGCCTTGACGGAGGAATCCGTCAAAGTGTATATACAAAACAACTCTATCCATTAACATCTATTCATCAAGATTGGCGCGACATAGGAACTAGAATAGATGCTTTACCAGAAGGGGGATCAACTGAACCTCCTTCTTTATTGGGAAGGCATCGATGGCGGTTTGCTCATCTCGAACAAAACCACCATACGCTCGATGGCATGAGATTCCAACGAGTTCTTTTATTTAAACCAAAATCAAAATGAGTGCAAATAAACAAAAAGAGATAGCTTCTAGAAGTTATCACCAAATATCATTTACAGACTATCCAAATCGCGTTTCCGCGTGGGAAGGTCTACCACAACACAAAGGACATTATAATTATAGTCTTGAATCAACAGCTGAAGCAGTCGGGGTTATCTCACTTGTGGGAGATCCTAAGACAATTTCGCCGGCATGGTATTCAAAATCTATATCTGTGTTTGAGATGAGACCGGATCGTTCCGATAAGGGACTTCCTTGGCACCTTCGTGGGAAACTACGTTTGGGTGACATTGGATCATATCCGAATCTCAGAAATATTAGCCTGCCTGCAGTTGGTACTGATGCAACAGTAGCTGCAAGTATGTCTAATTATCAAAACGATATTGCTAACTGGTATACTGCGTACAGCGCAAATGCCTATTACATTCTCGGTTTGCAAGTTCCTATGGGAGCAACCGTCCTATTGAACGTCTGGGTAAAATCAGCCGACGGTCTTAGGACAAAGTACATTCAATGGCGTCCTTCATTGAATCCGTATTTATGTGTTGCTGTTCCATGGGAACACGATAAAAATGTTGTACCAATTGCTTGGGCTCCCAAAAGCTCAAACACTCTACATATTAGCACAGAAGTCAACAATTGTGCAGAATCTGTGGTACAGCCTTTAAAGATGTCAGTCTGGTCTTGGAATGGCGCTTTAAGATTGGTTGGCTGGAAACAGCCTATTACAACTGTTGCGGATGAGACTGCTAATGAAGTAGTAACTGAAGTGTCTTTTGCTGATATTTGCAAAAATATTATGCAGCCCAAAATAGTTGTTAACCAACAATCTGATGCCCCAGAATCTCAGCCTGGTACTTCTGAAGAAGTACCCGCAGCTGAAGTGCCTGAGGTAACAGTTCCCGCTCCGGCGGATGAAACCCCTGGTGATAGTTCCAATGTTGCAAAACCGGAAACACCGAAACTTCCTGACAAAACACCTGATACTGTCAAGAAACCTGTTAAAGGGGTCAAGGATCCTATTGCAAATCTTCGAAAGATATGGAGTCCCCTCCCGAGCTTTACGCTCTCTGAGGATAGTTCAAAACAAACAGTAACAATTACTGGTAAATCATTGGACAAGAAAGGAGACTCCATAGCAAAGGCTCTTAGGAGACATGTTTGGTATACTGGAACACCTTCAGCAGAGGGTTGGCCAGTTATCGGACAATTGAGACTGAATATTACGAAGCCAATACAGTTAAGTGGTTTAGTCAAAGTCTCCTATATTGATGGTCACGGACCTAGTCACATTTATAATCTTGGTGGTAACACCATAGAAGTGCCTTTATATCCGTGGTCATTAGTAAATGCAGGTAATGCTACAGACGTTACTAAAAACGTCCTAGCTAATCGCCCTGTGATGTTAACTTCAAACTTCGAGTCGAGAGTAACTATCGAATTGATTCAATTAAATCGTAATGATAATGTTACTAGCCTAAAAGTGGCTTGTATGTATTGTCCGCAAGGATTGGTACTACAAACTCCTACGAAGCCTAAAAGTAAACCCGCTGCGCTGCAAGCAAAGCGACTCACAGGTAAAGAAACAGTTGCTGATTATATTGATAATTTAGCAGCTCTTCTAAGCAGTATTCCTGAAGTCACGCC